GGATTTGATGAGCCAAATATTGAAGTGGTTATTTTGTATCGTGCAACAAAATCATTACCTTTATTTTTACAAATGATTGGCCGAGGTAGTAGAACAACAGAAGTTAAAAAAGACTTCAATCAATAGGTATATTTCCATCATTTAAAGCTACACAAATTTGGTTTAGACAATATAAAAAACTTTAATTATGACATTACAAGAAAAATTAATAATAATAAAATAACATATGTACTCCCACCTTTTCAACCAAACACCCTACAATAATTACAGAATAGCTCAAATTTTAAACGTTTCTATAACTCAAGTAATTCAGTATAGAAAATCAAAAAACGTTAATTACGAACGCTTATTTGAGTTTATGCAGAAATTAGAAATAAAAGAGTTTGAATTTGATAATGGTAAAATTAAAGTCAGTATTAAAATTTAAACAGTAAAACTTGCTATTGTAAAATATTTTTGTAATTTTGTTGTTATGGCACGATTAAGCGAATATGATTTTGATTTATGTATTGAGATTTGCAACGAACTTGCAGATGGTCAAAATATAAAACGTATTTTAAACTCTAATGACAAATATCCTGATTGGACTACTTTTAGACGTTGGAAACAAAATAACGAAGAATTACGCACCCTATACATAAATAGCCAACAAGACAAAGCAATTGCATTAGAAAACGAACTTGATGATTTAAGAGATTTACTAATGAGTAAAGAAATAGATGCATCAACTTACAATACATTAGCGCAAACTTTAAAATGGAAAATGGCTAAGTTTTACCCTAAAGTATTTGGTGATAAACTTCAACATTCAAACGACCCTGAAAACCCTATTAATATATCAATATTAAATATAGACCCTTTATCAGATGCAACAGACAACGGCACTACGTAAAATAGCATCATTAAAGAAAAAGATTTGGTGCATACAAGGTGGTCAAGGTGCTGGTAAAACAATAGGTATCTTAATATTACTTACTAACTACGCATCAAGAAATCCTAATAAAGAAATTTATGTAGCGAGTGCTGAACTATCAAAAATGCGTGATACTGTCTTAAAAGACTTTATTAAAATATTGCGTTCTTTTAATCTTTACGAAAAAGTTAATCTTACTGGTGTAACAAACGGACAACCTTTATGTATATTTCCAAATAAATCATTTATTCGTTTTATTGGTTTAGATAAAGAGGATATTGGTAAGGGATTGCGTTCTGATGTTGTTTATTTGAATGAGGCAAACAAAACTAACTTTGAAACGTATAGAGAGTTAACATCAAGAGCAAAAAGAAAAATACTTGACTACAATCCCAACAGAAGATTTTGGGCACATACGGAAGTAATACCTGATAAAGATTGTGAGTATTTGTGTTTAACATTTAATGATAACGAATTTTTATCAGAAGAGGAACGAAACGAAATATTAAGCTACAAAGAAAAAGGTTATCATAATCCTGATTTAGAAAATTACGATACAGACGAAAATACAAAGTCAAACTATTGGCGGAATAAATGGAGAATTTATGGTCTCGGAATGACTGGCGTAGTTGATAATCGTATCTTTGAGAATTGGGAGCGAATGAGTTTAAAAGCGTTTCAAGATTTACCTTTGCAAAGTTATTACGGATTGGATTTTGGTATGTCTGCACCAACCGCATTAGTAGAAATGAAAACAGATAAAGATGGAACTTATTATTTGAATGAGTTACTATACAAACCATTAAAAGAGATAAATGGCAGTTTAGTAGATGAATTTCAAAAACTTAAAATACCAAAACATATCGAGATAATTTGCGATAGTGGAAACGAACTAAACAAAGAGCAAGGAAACAAATTGCGAAATGCTGGATATAATGTTATTTTTGCACAAAAAGGTCAAGGCTCGGTTGTTTCTGCAATTGAAACAATGCAAAAGTCAAAGATTTACTATACAGAAACAAGTTTAAATCTTGAGGAGAATTACGAAAATTACCAATGGAAAACTCACAACGGAGAAGTTTTAGAAATACCTGAGGAAACAAGAGAGGATTTAATAGACGCGTCAAAATATGTGATTAAATGGTATTCTAAAACAAGAGGATTGTCGATATAAATAATTATATTATGAAAGAAACTGAAAAAATATACACTACAAAAGTAGTAGGAGAATTAATTAACAATAAAATAGTTGAATGTTGCGTAATTATCAATGACTTTTATAATACTATTGAAAATCAATTAGCGATTAAAAAGCAAGAATTAATTAATAAAGGTTATCAATTTAAAAAATAATCAAGAATTTATATACAATGTAATAATTTATTTATATATTTGTAGCAATTAATTGATGTGAAGACGCATCAAACTATTACAAATGAACGTAAACACAACTAATTTTAAAACAATAGCCTTAACTGATTTCATTATCGGTTAAGGCTTTTTTGCTATGGTAGAAAAGTCAATTAAATTATTTGGTAGAACTATATTTCAAGTAGAACGCAATCGTGCTGGTGAGTTTTCGTATCAGTTTTTAGATGGTGGGAACGACTTTGTTAATAGTGATAAATACTTAGCAATGTCTTTAGACAATCCAGTATTAATGACTATTTGTGCTATTCGTTCCGCTTTATATTCTCAAATGGAAATAAGGCACATTGATAGCAATGGTAAAGTAATTGAAAATTCCCCTTACATTAAGTTATTACAACAACCTAACTATTTTCAAAGTCAAAACGATTGGCTGTTTCAACAAATGTGGTTTTTGTCAACTGCTGGAACTAATTTTATATTAGAACGTAAAGCGTTTTTAAACGACGTTCCTAAAGCAATATTTAACCTTATTCCGAGTGAAATAGATTTAAACAAGGCTCATAAATTAGATAAGTTTATTGTTACAGATAAAGACAAAAAAGCATTTGGAGAACGTAGAATAAAATATACGCTTGATTCAACACAATACGATTTAAAACTAAGTGAGTTAATTCCTTTGTATGATTTATCAAACGGATTAATAAATAATTCATTCTTTACAAGTGAAAGCCGAGTAAAAGGAGTTTGTAAAGTATTACAGAATATCGATGAGAATTTAAGGTCAAAGAATAAAAACCTTAAAATGTCGCAAAAGTACTTAGCAAAGAACTCAAGCGATGGTAACGAGGCTCAAATATTAGATAATGATAGGAAAGATATTTATTCAAAATTAGAAGTAAACTCAACTATTATAACTAATCGTAATATTGACGTTAAGCATTTAGTTTCAGATATGAAACGTTTGTATTTAGATGAGCAATTTGCTGATGATGCTAACAAGGTTCTTTTAGCGTTTGAAATGAGTAAAAATGTATTGAATTATTTCGCTAAGGATAGCACGTTTGAAAATCAAAATCAAGGTTTAATCAGTTACATTCAAAACTCAATACAAACTACTGCAAAAAATACGATGAATAGTTTAAGTAGTCAGTGGGGATTGTTTGAACGAGGCGAAAAGTTAATAGCGAGTTACGACCATTTAGCGTGTATGCAATCGGTTGTTAATGATAAAATTAAATCGTTTACTGAAATGCAAAACGCAATTAAATTAGGTTTAGAAAATCAAACTTTGGATATTGCAACTGCTAAAAAAATGAGTGATGAATTTAAAACAAAGTTAGGGTTATGAGTACAAAGTTATCACAAAAGGAAATTGAAGAGCAACTTAAAAAAGAGGCTACCGATAAAATGAATAAGAAGTTAAAAGCGATTAAAGACAAAAAAGAAATTAAGAAATGATAAAGTCACACTATTTTAGCGATAAAACTTTTGCAACTAAAGAAGAGTTGTTTAAGGAATTAAGAGATAACAAAGATTTTCTTATTGAAAGCAAAAAGTCTTTAATTCAAAAGTCTTGCGACAAAGGCGTTTCAGTTACTTGTAAGTCTTTGGATTTATTGAAGTTTTCAGACCAACTAAAAGGAATTAAAATAGATGATAACTTCTATTACATAGCGGTTAATTCAACACGTATTTTAGATAGTCACGACGATTTACATTTAGACGGCATTTGGAAAAAATCTATTTCTGAGCAACAAGGCAAAAACTATTTAATATTAGACCACGACTTAGAGGTTAAATCAGTAGTAGTTAGAAAAGAACACATTGAAATATTTACTGCTAAAGTTCCATTTGCTTTGATTGGTAAACCATACGATGGAGATACTGAGGTTTTAATATACAAAGTAGCTAAAGACAAAATTAAAGACGTAGTAGTTAAAGAATGGTTAGATAGTGGTGATGCAATAGAGGGTAGTGTGCGTATGCAATATGTTACTATTTTACTTGCAATGGATAGCAATGCACCTGAGGACGAAACCGAAAAGAAAAACTATGATGACTATTTACAATTTATAGCCAATAAAGATGATTTTGAGTACATACACTACTACTTTATCATTAAAGAGGCAAAGAACGTAAAAGAGGCTAGTTTGGTTGTATTTGGAAGTAATTCCGCAACTGGATTAGTTAGTAACAATAAACAAGCCGAGCAATCACTTGAGAATAAAAACGAGCCGTCAGATGACACTCAAACAACGGAAATGTTAAAACAATTATTAAACAAATTTTAAACAAAATGACACAAGAAGAAATCATTAAAGCGTTGGGTGATAAAATCGACGCAATGAAAAACGAAAGCGTTTCTAAAGCGGAATTAATCGAAGTACTATCTGCGGTTAAAGACTTAGAAACAAAAGGAGCAGAAGTTGCAACATTGAAAGAAAATGTTGAACAATTAGCTTTGCAAGTATTAGAACTTGAAACTAAAGGAACTCCAACAAACGCACCTGAAAATTTAACATCATTATTGACTGAAAAAGCTGATGAGTTAAAAGCAATGAAAGAAAAAAGCGGTGCAAGTGTACAAATTCAACTTAAAGCAGTTGGTACAATGGCACTTTCAACAAACACAACTGGACAAATACCACAAGCCGAAAGAGAAACTGGTATTACAAGAATTGTAAGACGTAATCCTTTTATTTTAGAATTGGTTAACGTTGGTACAATTATGTCTAACGTTTGGGAGTGGGTAGAACAAAAGAATGTAGAAGGTGGTTCTGCAATGACTGCTGAGGGTGCTTTGAAATCTCAAACAGACTTTGATTTAGTAGTTGCATCTGCTAACGTTAAAAAAGTAACTGCTTACATCAAAGTAACTAAAGAAATGTTAGATGATGTTGCTTTGTTACGTTCTGAAATTGACCAAGAGTTAACAGAATTAATTAATTTAAGAATTGACGACCAATTATTGAATGGAACGGGTTTAACTGTTAATTTAACTGGTATTGTTACCAATGCAACTGCTTGGGCAGCTGGTGCTTTTGCTTTAGCTATTCCTGAGCCTACAAATTACGATGTATTAGCTACTGCAATTAACCAAGTAAGAGTTAACTTGTTTGAGCCTACTTATATCGTAATGCACCCAACAGATGTAACTAAAATGAAGTTATCAAAAGCATCTGACGGACATTATGTATTGCCTCCATTTTCAAGTGTAGATGGTACAAGTGTAGAGGGTATTAGAGTTGTGGCAAACACTGGTGTAACTATTGATAAATTCTTAGTTGGAGATTTCTCAAAAGCTGGTGTACGTTTCAAAGAGGGATTAACTATTAACGTAGGTTACGAAAATGATGACTTTACTAAAAACTTAGTAACTATCTTAGCTGAGGCAAGATTAGTACAAAGAGTAAAATCTAACCATTACGGAGCGTTTGTTTATGGTGATTTCTCTGATGCTATAACTGCATTAACTCAAGCGTAATTATGGGACACTTACAAGATACAACGGTAGAAGTTACCTATAATGGTAAAACTACAAGAGTAGCTAAACAAGATGCTCATTTATACGTAGAGAAAAAAACAAAAGTAAAAGAAGTTAAAACCGAAAAATAATGCCAAACATAGTATCAATAGCACAATTTAAAAAAGCGAATGAGTTAAACATTCCTTTGGCGGTTGCAGTTCCAGTATCTAATACATCAACTGCAACACCATCAAATGAATTATATTTAACGAATTTAATTGCTAAAGAGGAGAAAACGATACTATTAAACGCATTAGGTTTAGCGACTTATAACACATTACAATTGGCTTTAGCGGATATTAACAATCCGCTATATGCCTCTTATAAAAAGTTAGTACAAGGTGATACTTACGATGGTAAAGTATGGAGTGGTTTAAATAACGATTATTCGTTACTACTTTACAGAATTTACGAGGTATTTGTTACTGAAACTAACACACGATTATCAGCAATAGGAACAACAAAAGTAAATCCACAAGGTGCGGAAATTTCAACACCTATTTATAAAATTGCAAATGCTAATCAAAACTTTTTAAAACAATATCAAGGCGGTTATTTATTCGAGCCTATTGTTTACGAAAACTTTGTTGATTGGTATGGACAAAATGACGATGTAGAAGTAAGTTTATACACTTACTTAAACGACAAAAAAGCGGATTTTGTAGATTTTAAAATAGAAGATTTTAAAGTATTTTGTGAAAGTAAAAATAGTTTTGGTATATGATAATTTTTGAAGAGCAGTTAGCAAGGATAGTAGATGTTTTACCGCCTTTTATTGGTAGTGATTCAGTAGAATTTCCAATTAATTACAATTGGGGAACTATTGAAGATTTAAACAAATACTTATTATTACCTACTGACGTTTCAAAATATCCTTTAATTTGGTTAGCAAACGGACAAGATACCCACGATTTGAGAGAGCCGAGTGTTAAACGTAACGCAAGAATTATAATTGCAACACGTAGTTTGAATGTTGATGAGTTAAATCCATACCAATATCAAAACGATTTTAAAGTGATTTTACAACCTATTGTAGATAATTTACTATTAGCATTAAAAGTAGGTGGAATTAGCCGATATGATGATATGACAATAAAAAGTGAACGCTTTCCAAATTACGCAAAATTAGATACTACAAATCAAATTGACGTATGGAACGCAATAGCCTTAGATATTGATATTACATTTAGCGGAGTTAGTTCTTGCTTACAAACAATAAATTTTAATAATTAAAAACAATGATATTAATAAATCAAAAAGATTGTGTTACAACACGTAAAAATTTAGGTTTACCTGATTGTATTTTACAAGAGGGTAGATTGACTGGTAAAATACTTGTGCCTAAGGGGTGGAGTATTAACTTGCTAACAGACGTATTCGATAAAGACTACGTAAATGAGCAAATACAATTAGGAAACTTTGTGCCAATTTTAGGAGCGGTTGAAGTAACAAACAATACACCTGAGGCAACAACTGAGGAGTATCAAGGTGGAGTTATGTCAGTAGTTCGTAATGGATTACCGCAATTTACTTTTAAATTCTTAAAAGGTGGTTGGAAGTTTGCAAACGCTTTAAATACTT